AACCTTGTATAAGCTGTGGATGTATACCAATCCCAGGTCGCATCTCTGTTATTATCAGATTCTGCATCTTCTCTGTTTTTTACTGGATCATCAATCACCATTACGTGCGCACCTTTACCAGTAATACCACCACCAACACCCGCTGCAACATAACCGCCGCCTTGAGTCGTTTGCCATGATTCTACTGACTGAGAATCCTTATCTAGTCTAGATTTTTCAAACACATTTTTGTATACTGGTTCTCTAAGCAGTTGACGTACTTTTCGTGAAAAGTTCATAGCCAAAGAGCCTGAATAAGAACA